AAAGGGGCGGAAACGCCCCTTTTCTTGCATTGGTTGAGATATGGGACGACCCCATTTGGACCCAACCAAGCGCCCTTTCTCGGGCGCGCCACCTTAGCGTCACTGTATGGCACCCCCTAAAAAATATCTCTTCAAGCCTGAAATGTGCGACGTATTAGTCGCAATGGGCAAGACTGGCGCATCCCAGAAAATGATGTTCAGTGCAATCGGCATCACGCATAACGTGTCCGAGCAATGGAAGGAAAAGCACCCCGAATACGCCGCGGCCCTGGACGAAGCGATCACTCACTCACAAGCATATTGGGAGCGCGAGCTTCTGGCTAACGTCGGCAACAAGGCATTCAATTCGCGCATCGCAGAGATTGCCCTGCGCGGTCAGTTCCCCAAGGATTACAAGGAAACCCGCGAGCAGAAGGTCGAGGGTAAGGTCGAGGTGGTCATGGATTTCAGTGGCGCCGTCAACGACCTGATCAAAAAACTCCGAGACGCGAAGACCGAATAAAAGCACAAAACGCCCTCCCAAAAGCGGCCCATCGAGGCCGCTTTTTTGTATATGTAGAGTTACCGATCACTCCGATGAACCTGGAACTCTATGACAGCACATGCGATTCTTTCTGCGTCCGCATCCAAGCGGTGGCTAACGTGCACACCGTCCGCCCGCCTGGAGCAGGCCCTTCCCGAGCCCAAACGTCGATCCGATGCGTTTGACTTCAGCAAGGAGGGCACCATGGCGCACTCCCTGGCGGAGGCAAAGCTGAGGTTCCATTACGGCCAGATTTCGGCCGATGAGTACGAGCGGGAATATGAGATCATCAAGGCAACCCCGTACTACAACGAGGAATTCGAGCGATATGTTGACGACTACGTTATCTATGTCCGCAGCCAAGTTGGCGAAGGAGACCGCCCGCTCTTTGAACAGCGCGTGGATTTCAGCGACTGGGTACCTGACGGTTTTGGCACTGCGGATGTCATTATCCTTTCGCCAGGAAGGATCCGTGTTATCGACCTTAAATTCGGACGGGGTGTCTTCGTCGATGCTAAAGACAACTCGCAACTCCGCCTCTACGCGTTGGGAGCATACAGTAAATTCCGTGAAGAATTTCCAGACATTAGGGACGTGGAGTACACCATCCACCAACCCCGAATCGAAAACATTTCTTCCGACTCTACATCAGTAAACAAGCTACTCGACTGGGCGAATTCGTTTGTCAAGACCAAGGCCAAGCGCGCCTGGGCCGGCACCGGCGACTTCATTCCAGGTGATCACTGCCAGTTCTGCCGCGCCAAGCCGACATGCCGCGCCCGCTCGGATTTTGTCAACGAGGTAGCCAAGCTCGAATTCCGTGAGCCGGCGCTACTGAGCGACGCGGAACTGGACCTTGTGTTTTCCCGAGCGGGTCAATTGAACGCTTGGGTGAACGATGTGGAGCGGTTCTTTACCGATCGGGCAATCGAAGACGGTGTGTTGCCTGCGGGCTACATACTGGGCAGCACCAAGCCCCACCGACGCATCACGGACGAGGCCCTGGCGCGGCAAGTGCTCATCGAGAACGGCTTTAAGGAAGAGGACATTTGCCCGCCAACAGGCCTGAAGTCGGTTGCCCAACTGGAAAAACTTGCCAAGAAGGGTGTTGTTTCTGGTATGCTGCGCGACTTGATTGTGCAGCCCCCAGGGGAGCCCAAGCTAGTGAAGGCCAAGGAATCAGCGAAGGAGGATTTCAAATGAGTTCTACGCTGATCGCCATCATTGGTTTTGTGTACTTGGTAGTGGCCGCGGACCTGATGATCAAGGGCCAAATCGGCCTGGGGTTGTCGTTCGTGGGCTACTCGATCGGCAACGCAGGCTTGTGGCTTGCAACGCGATCGTAAAGCACCTACAATCTCGAAAACGGGAAAGCGGTCGGCCCGTTCTATCCGACCCGAATCATTGTCACTTAGGAGCCAAGAATGGCAAAGTCAGTAAAGGTTGTCACCGGTAAGGTTCGTTTCTCCTACGCTCACGTGTTCCAAGCACAAGAGCCCAAGGGCGGCGGTACCGCGAAGTACTCTGTGTCTCTCATCATCCCGAAGAGCGATACCGAGACGATCAAGAAGATCAACGACGCGATCGAGCAGGCCAAGCAGGAGAACAAAGACGTTTGGGGCGGCACTATCCCCAAGGGCCTGAAGGGCGGCCTGCGCGATGGAGACGAAGAGCGCGACGATCCCGCGTACGCCAATTCGTACTTCATCAACGCCAACTCGGCACAGAAGCCGGGTGTGGTGGACCAGGACCTGAACGCGATCCTGGATCCGGCGGAGTTCTACTCCGGTTGCTACGGCCGTGCGTCGGTCAGCTTCTTTGCGTACAACAGCAGCGGCTCTAAGGGCGTCGGCTGCGGTTTGAACAACGTGCAGAAGTTGGAAGACGGTGAGCGTCTGGGTGGTGGCACGAGCGCCGCACAGGACTTTGCAATTTAAGGGGGTCGCTGTGGCTACCAAGAAGAAGCCCGCGGGCCCCAAGGAACACAAGGACAGCTTTTCCAAGCTGTTCTCTGTGTCCGGTCGTTTTGTCACGCTCCAGGCGAAGGCCCGCAGCAGTGACGATTATTCGATCGGCGTGACTATCTACGACGGCAACGACAAGGCGTCGATCTGGCTGTCGGAGTGGGACTCGAACGAAGAGAATGAGTTCTTGAACGCAGTTCAGGAAGCAGTGAATCGCGCAGTGACCTTCCGAAACATGGTGAAGACGCTGCCCGAGCGGATGGTGCGTGAAGCGGACGTAGACGATATTTTTGCTACTCTGCGCGCCAAACGTAAAAAGACCGCCAAGGCTTCGTAAGAGGCAGGCGGAATGGTGGCCGGCCTGGGGAAACCCAAGGCCGGCCTTTTCGTCAGTACCTTAACCACAACAATCGCATGGACAATTACCAAACCTATATCGCTTCAAGCCGTTACGCGCGCTACATCGACGACCTGGGGCGACGGGAGACATGGGCAGAGACCGTCAACCGCTACGTGCAGTACGTATTCGACCGCACACCCGCCATCGCTCAGAACGTGGAATTGAAGACCCGTGTTCGAGAGGCCATCGAAAACCTGGAAATCATGCCGTCCATGCGTGCGGTAATGACGGCCGGCAAGAGCGCCGACCGTGACAACACGTGCATCTACAACTGCTCCTATCTGCCGGTCGATGACCCCAAGTCATTCGACGAGGCCATGTTCATTCTGCTGTGCGGCACCGGGGTTGGTTTCTCGGTGGAGTTCCACAACGTCAACAAGCTGCCCGAGGTGCCGGAGCAACTGTTCCCGAGCCACCACACGATCGCTGTGCACGACAGCAAAGAGGGATGGGCCAAGGCCCTGCGCCTGCTGATTGCGAACCTGTACGCCGGCGAAATCCCGAAGTGGGACGTGAGCCGCGTGCGGCCCGCCGGATCGCGCCTGAAGACCTTTGGCGGCCGCGCCAGTGGTCCCGAGCCCCTGGTGGATCTGTTCGAGTTCACGGTGCGTACCTTCAAGGCTGCCCAGGGTCGCAAGCTGAATTCCCTGGAGTGCCACGACCTGATGTGCAAGATTGGCGAGGTTGTGGTGGTCGGTGGCGTGCGTCGCTCGGCCATGATTTCGCTGTCAGACCTGGACGACGAGCGCATCCGTCACGCCAAGGCCGGCCCCTGGTGGGAGACTGCCCCGCACCGCGCCCTGGCGAACAACAGCGCCGTGTACACACAGACCCCGACCGTGGGCAAGTTCATGGAGGAATGGCTGTCACTGTACAACTCGCACTCAGGCGAGCGCGGCATCTTCAACCGTGAAGCTGCCAAGAAGATGGTCGCCAAGTATGGGCACCGGGATCCGAATCACGAGTTCGGTACCAACCCGTGCAGCGAAATCATTCTGCGCCCGTACCAATTCTGCAACCTGACCGAGGTTGTGGTGCGGCACGACGACACGCTCGAAACCCTGCTGCGCAAGGTTGAGGATGCGACGATCCTGGGCACCATCCAGTCCACGTTCACGCATTTTCCGTATCTACGAAAAATCTGGCAGCGCAACACCGAGCAAGAGCGTTTGTTGGGTGTGTCCCTGACGGGTATCTACGACAACTTCTCGCTGTGCACCGAAGCGCCGGCCCTGGACTACATGCTGACCACACTGCGCGAGCATGCCCGCGCCGTGAATAAGGAATGGGCCGCACGCCTGGGCATCCCGGAGAGCGCCGCCATCACGTGCGTGAAGCCCTCTGGCACGGTGTCGCAATTGGTGGACGCAGCGTCGGGCATTCACCCGCGCCATGCACCCTTCTACATTCGCCGCGTCCGTGGCGATAAGAAGGACCCGCTGTCGCAGTTCCTCATCCA